TCTACTGATGAACGGATACATCATAGTTCTACCAACCGCCACGCAGACAAGCGAACGAAGAGCGTACCAAATCACGCGAGAGCTCTACAACATCTCGCGGCCCGTACTCATTCAGGCAGAAGGCGAAGCGGCTAGCACCGTCTTTGGAATCGTAACGCATCCTGACGGAATCCAAAACGCGCTGCAAGTCGATACCGAGTACCTCATCCACGTTCACCCAGCCGCGACGCTCGAGAAGCTGGTGGCTTGCTTTCCTGACCTGACGAATGATGAACGATTCGCCCTCTCTTCGTTCGTTCAAACGAACGCGAAGTTTCCTTTTGGCTACATCATCCCTTCGACGACTACCATACGGGATCAACAATATATGATTGATAATGGCTGGTTCCCTGAAGAAGAACTTTAAACCCTTTTAAAATGGCTATTGATACATTCTACCTCCTTTCTTGGTTGGCATACGCTGCAAGTCCTGGAGCGAAATACGACGCAACGTATGACCTCAACGGCGACGGTGCTATTACGATCGCTGACCTTCTCGAGTTGCTCACCCTCTTTGGAACGACTATATGAAAGCGGCAAAGGTTCTCTTACTCTTCGTTTTGGCGGCGGTAGCTATCCCGGTGGGGATCGTGTTTACCGTCCTTGACTCTCTATGGTTTACCGCTCAAAACATTGTAAGAACGATTTGGAGCCTCATATACGGCTTCTTTCGTTCCGTGAGTAAGGTTGTATCCATTTGCTCGGGTTCGTTCCTTACAGCGGCTCTAACGAAGCGAGGCGTTCCCTTCGGTACTCATTCCGTCTCTGCAGTACTCGGAGCGAACCAACGCGAGAAGACACTCTCGAAGGTGGGAACGTGGCTGGCGGAACTCCTCGATAGCATCGAACCGAACCACTGCAAGAAGGCATCTGAAAAGGCGGGGATATGAACGACACGATAAACGGCATTCTTCAATACTTCGGGGCTATGCCTCCACCGTATAACCCGCTGCTCGATCTAAACAAAGACGGGTACATTAACGTCCTAGATTTACTCCTCGCTCTTTCGCAATGAAGAACCTAAACGAGGTAATTATTCGCTTCGCCGATGAGGTAGTTAAATCCGCTAAACGCCATCTTGGAGGGCGTAGGATCGGCAAGAACAAGAATTACGGCGTAGCTACGGGAACCCTTAAACGGTCGCTTTCTTACCGCGTCCGGGTACGAGGAAACGAAGTGCGAGAGGTGACCTTTGGCGCAAGGGGCAAGGCGAACAAGTACGCCGCCTTTTTGCATTGGGGCGTAAACGGCACGGAGAAGAACCAAAAGAGTCCGTTCTTCAAGTTCCGCAAACAACCACCCTCAAAAGTATTCTTGCCGTGGATCCGCTCGAAGGGCATCCGCCTACGCGATGAAAAAGGACGCTTCAAGAAGCAAAGCGAAAGCAATATGAACTCGCTCGCCTTCTTAATCGCTCGCAGCGTGAAACGTAAGGGAATCGTTGGACTTCGGTTCTATGAGAAAGCCTTCACCGCTGTATCCGGTCGCTTCAATAAGCAAATCGGCGATGCGGTAGCGGAAGACCTCAAAGATAAGTTTAAGTTGAAACTCGGTAATATCACAGTAAAGTAATGGCCTCAATTGACAACGGACCTGCTGGAGGTTCATGGATACCAGCCGGGCAAAAGCTCCTTTTCACCATCATACCGGACGAACCCGTGACGGCGGATTATAGGTATATAGTTCAGATAGAAGAAAACGGTACGGATATTTCCAAAGTTTACCTTACACCCAACCCCGCAGATAACGCCTTCTTCGATTTGTCAGAGGCCATCTTGGGACGGTTGGAAGTGGACGCGTTTAAATACGGACAGACGGGAACGATTCACTCGCTTAATAACAAGATGTATTCCCGCTCCAACGGGAATATAAAAAGATACCGTTTGAAGGTGGGACACTTCGACGGAAGCACGGAAAGTTTTCCGAATGATATTTCTGGGTATTATTACCTCTTCGACGGATACGAACAACTCTCGCAAGGGCTGTTCCCTTCGTTCTCTGACTATTACGGTTCGGCCACATCTAAAAAGGTATGGTTAACGGATCGCATACCAACGAGCAACGTGATAAACGTAAAGGCAGCCATTGAAGATAACGGGGTTGCCGCCTTCATTAACTCGGACGATACCGGGTCGCTTATTACGCAACTCACGTTCAAGGTTTACGACACGGCGGGAAGTCAAGAAGACACCCTCGAGTATGTAATCAATCACACAAACGGCGGCCTCGTTCCGACCACGATCTGGAGCGACTCTACAACCGATGGGAGCTTGTTATATGCCTACGTATACCCGGCTTCGTTTACAGCCCTTACAAACGCTTTAAACGGCGTTACGGGGGGGTGGGATTATTACGATGTTATTCCGTCTACTGCAAGCGGCCCAACGGGAAACACGCTACGCATTACCAACGATTGCCGCTACTCCAAAAACGAAGCGGTACAATTAGCGTGGGCAAATACGCGCGGGGGATGGGATTACTTGCGTTTTAATGGCAAGAAGCAAAAGACGCTAACAAGGGAGGAGAAGACGTATCGAAAGATCGTGGGCGATTACAGCGGTTCACAGTATCAAATCGGGGGCAGCGAGCGACAAATTAAGCCGTATCAACTCGAAGCGAAAGAACGCTACCAGCTCAACGGCATTCGCACTATCGAGGAACTCACCCTTATGCAATACTGCATGAGGAGTAAAAACGTAATGGCACGAATCGACGGCATCTGGGTTCCCGTTACTATCTCTACTAACTCGATGCAGGTAGAGGAGGAAACCGTTTCGAAGGTCTTTGTTACTTCGTTCGAAGTTGAACTCGCACAAATCATCCGATGCTAAGACTTACGATCGACGGAAACGAGATTGAACTCTACGAGAATGAACCCGTAAACCTCTCGTATCAATTCTCCAACCTCCAGGAGATAAACGCGTCAGCTTCGAACTTTTCGCAGACCTTCCGCGTACCGCTCACCAAGAAGAACCAAGATTACTTTGGCCCGGTAAATGAGTTCGGACTTATTCCGGATTGGGATCCGAAGACGAAAGTAGACGCGGAGCTTTCGTATAACACCATTCCTGTAATGCGGGGCTTCGTGCAGGTGAAAGCGGTTTACGTTCAAAAGGGCAAGTACGCAGACGTTGAACTCGTGTTCTTTGGAGAGACTGCGAACCTATCGCGGGATATTGGAGATGGTATGCTTTCCGACCTCGACCTTTCTTCTTACGATCACACGTTGAACGCAACGAATATAGAAGCGAGTTGGGCGGGTACTTTGTCGAGCGGTGCGATACGTTATGGCCTTCCCGATAAGGGGCAGAATTGGTTTGCAAATCAAACCGACAATATTTGGAGTTCGACCAACCCACTTGAGCACGGCGATTTCACCCCGTATTTTCAAGCGTCGAAACTATTGGAAGAGATTCTCGAAGGAGCAGGGTACGAGATGGACAGTAATTTTTTCGGAAGACAAAGCGAACTCTACCTTTTGATGAACAACGGTAAACGTTCGGTAATTGGTTACGATGCTACTTCGGGTGATGATATTCCGCCAGAACAAGAAACGATGCTCGTTGGGTTGACTACCGATTTAACCGGACTCTCTGCCCACAACCCCGGCGCAGCGATAACTGCTTGGAGCGAATCAACGCCGTTCTATGATACCGGAGGAAACTTTTCCGGAGGCTCGACCTTTACCGCACCCTTCCGGGCTTACTATACCTTTCGAATTAACCTGTACGGAAGAACGAATGCAACTAACCACGCATTCTCTATCTGGTTAGAAAAAACAAGTGTAACGCCAACCGAAACGGTATGGCAAATTTTAGACAATTATCCCGGTACAGCTTTTAATGATCAAGTCCACAACTTCACAAGCGATCCGATTCTCTTAAATACGGGCGACGCTGTGAAGATTTATTACGAGATGGCTTCTTCTAGTGAAGTACTCAACCTCGACGGAGATAACACCATTTCCCCTCAAAGTACTTGGTTTCAAGTTCTCAATATTACCGACCCGACTTCAGGTCAAACGGTAGACGTAGAAGCCAATATGCCGGAAATGAAGCAAATCGACTTCGTTACGGGACTTCAGAAGATGTTCAACCTCGTATTCATCCCGGACAGAAACAACCCAAAGAAGCTCTACATAGAGCCGTTTAACGACTATATCGCCTCAGGAACCAAGAAGGATTGGACAAATAAAATAGACCTCACCAAAGACATTACAATTGAACCAACGACCGACCTACAATCGAGGCGGTACGAATGGACGCACTCGAACGGCAAAGACCTTGTTAACGAACTTGTGTTTAAAAACGCGAATAGGGTGTATGGTCGATACCGCGTGGACGATCCGCAGAACGACTTCGCATCCGGAACAAAGCAAATCAAAAGCCCGTTCGCGCCGCACGTCGCCTCATATATCCCCGGCACTCAATACGCCGTTCATCGTTTACTCGTGGATACCGACCAAGACGATAAGAGGATAAAAGACCCCCTCCCGCGTTTGGCTTTTTGGAATGGCAACCGCTCTGGCGAAATCAACTATTACGAAGACGATAACAGTACGGTGGTGACGGATACGGATTACCCCGCTTTCTCGCAGTATTCTGCCTTATATGCGACGGTAACGAGCGAAGATTTAGGCTTTGGGCCAGAGAGGCCGTTTCACATCGTAGAAGCCAACCCATTAAAAACGCTCTATTATCAGTATTGGAGTCCGTTCGTGAATCAATTGTATAGTTCGGACGCTCGCAAACTAACGGCGTTCTTTAGGCTTACGCGAGCGGATTTGGCTACGTTCGAGTTCTCGGATAAGATTTACCTCAAGGATACCTACTGGCGGATCCTCTCTATCTCTTACGACGCTACAAGCGAAGACCTCGTAAAAGTGGAACTGCTCAAGGTGCTTTCTAACATTCGGGATTGCGTCTGGCTTCCGGTTGCGATAGATAAAGCCACCGGGCAAATACAGTTCGAAGACGCGTCCGGAACGCTCTTATATGCACTCGGGCCGCAGAACAGTTCTTGCTGTACGAAATACGGCTACATCTACGATTCGAGCGTACAACGGTGCTACCAACCATTTGAACAATGAGGAATTTAGACAACCACCGTTATATAGGGGAAGCTATCCAACTGCTCCAGGCCAAAGGGGAACGGGTTCGCGTCCCGCTTTGGTTTAAGGTATTGGATTGGTTCTTGACTCTCGTTTACGTTTCCGCGCTTGCATTCGTTTTATACTCCCTTGGTAAATGGCTAATTCACAAGATATACTCTTAACGTACCGGACGGATACGGGCGAAGTAACCAAGTCGTTTGACGAAATAATCAAAGGTCTTGAGGGCGTAGATAAGAAAGCCGAGGACACGGCGAAAAAGACGGGCAAGATAGGCGATGCTTCAAAGAAAGCAGGCAAGACGGGCGCACAAGGATTTAAGATTCTCGACGTAGCCATGAAGGCGACGGGAATATTATTTATCGTTAATAAGTTCATGGAATTCGCGGGGGTTCTCCTCGAGAATAAGAAGGTGGCCGAAACCCTGGAAGTTGTTATGGCGGGTATCGGCACTGTTATGAACCAACTCTTTGAAGTTGCCGAACCATTAGGAAACGCTTTAATCAACGCCTTCAAAAATCCGATGGAAACCATTCGGAATATTGGCAAGGCAATCAAAGAGAACCTAATCAACCGCTTCGAAGGGATGCTCGAATTCCTCCCGGCTATTGGGAACGCTATCTCGCTCGTATTCAAAGGCAAGTGGAAAGAGGCTGGAAAGGTGGCCGCCGATGCCGCAGGGAAGATGGTTCTCGGGGTGGAGGACATTACCGACAAAGTAGCAGAAGCGGCTGAAGCCGTCTCCGAATTCGCTTCCGATTTCGTAGCCGACACGAAGAAGGCGATTCAGTCAAGTAATGATTTAACCAGAGCGCAACAACGCCTCCGCGATAATCAACGAGATCTGAATGTTGAGTACGCCGAAGCGCGGGCGGAAATCGAACAACTCAAACAACGAAGGGACGACGAACGACTCTCAATAGAAGAGCGGATCGCGGCGGCTCAAGAGGCCTCAGATAAAGACGCGGAATTCGCACAAAAGCGAATGGACATCGCGAATGCAGAAGTCGCACTCATTCAACGCGAAATCGATTTACAAGGCGAAACGGAAGAACGCCTCGACCGCCTCGCAGAAGCTCGTATCGCAGCCGCAGAAGCCGCCGAAAGTAGCGCGGCAGTTCAAACGGAACTGATGACTTCTATCGCCGGGCTTCAAAATGAAGAACTCGCACGGCAACAAGAAATCATTGATAAGGAGCGCGAACGTATCGACGGCATAATCTCTCGACAATCTCAAATCGACGATATAGTCGAGGCGGGGATGAACCGAGAAATTGAAAAGGTGCGGGAGAAGTACCGCATCCTTCAAGAAGAGGCCACCGCAAACGGGCAAATCCTCGTAAACCAAAAAGAGGCGGAGGAAGCCGAAATCGACGCGATACGCGAGAAATACGCCAAAGACGACCGCCTCAGAGAACAAGAAAAGCACAAAGCCAACCTACAAATGGCTTCGAACGCTATGGGCGCACTCATGGCGTTAAATGAAGCCTTCGCAGGAGAAACCGAAGCGGAACAAGAGCGAGCCTTTGAGCGTAACAAGAAGTTCCAAGTCGGGCAAGCCATCATTCAAACGGCGATGGCCGTAACCGGTGCATTGACGGCGGGAGGCAACCCTTTGAAGCTCGCTACGGGGGCGCAATTTGTAGAAGCCGCCGTTGCACTTGCTACGGGCGTTGCACAAATCGCCACCATTAAAAAGACCAAATTCGGCGGAGGAGATACCCCGGGTTCAAACGTACCACGGCCAACAACCCCAGGAGCGGGTGGAGGTGGATCCCCACAACTCGACCTCGGATTCTTAGGGGCAGGAGCAGGACAAACGGGCTTCCGTACCTACGTCGTCTCTTCTGAAGTATCGAACGCTCAACAAGCCAATCAACGTATTAACGACCAAGCCTCTTTAGTAGGATGAATATTTTAGAACTCGTAATTGATGAAGAAGCGGAACTCTACGGAATCGACGCTATCTCCCTTGTAGAACAGCCCGCCATTGAATCGGACTTCATAGCGATGAACGCGCAACTCCTGCAATTCAAAACGCAGGACGAAGAGAAGCGCATCGTAATGGGGGCGGCACTCATCCCCGATAAGCCTATATATAGAAAGAACGGAGAAGAAGAGTATTACGTCTACTTCTCAAAGAAGACCGTCCGCCGGGCGATGGAACTCTACTTCAAGAATGGCAACCAAGCGAACGCCACCCTCGAACACGAACACAAGATTAACGGCCTCCACGTAGTAGAGAGTTGGATCGTAGAAGGCGAGCAGGACAAAAGCCGTATGTACGGGCTAGAAGTTCCCGTTGGTACGTGGATGGTCTCAATGAAGGTGGAGAACGACGCTATCTGGGAGAAGTTCGTAAAGGAAGGCAGCGTGAAGGGCTTCTCAATCGAGGGGTATTTCGCGAATAAGTACGAGATGAGCCGCGCCACCGTGAAGGACGACAAGCGATACAAGAAGGGAAAGCGCGTAGATATGGAGTCGTATAGCGATTACCCCGACGCGGTAAAGAATAACGCAAAGAGGGGTATTGAATTAAACGAGAACCAAGGCAATAAATGCGCTACGCAGACGGGCAAGGTACGAGCGCAACAACTCGCGAACGGTGAACCCATCTCAGAGGAGACCATTAAGCGAATGTACTCGTATCTCTCAAGGGCGGAAGAATACTACGATCCGAATTCCACAACGGAATGTGGAACTATCTCTTACCTCTTATGGGGAGGCAAGGCTGGGTTACGTTGGGCGAAGTCCAAACTTACAGAGCTTGAGTTGCTTTCGGCGGTGGAAGTCGAGATGGCACTCGAGTACCTGGAGGAGCGATTGAGCAATGGGAAGTGAGCGCAACGCGGAGTGGTATAACGGCGTCTTTTCAAAGGCCTCGAACTACAACAAATGCACGTGGAAGAATTTCCCGATTTACAACGAATTATGGGCGGCGAGCGTAGACATTCTAAACGATAGCGGTATTTCTTCCGTTTTCGACATTGGATGCGGGATGGGGCATTTTGGCGAGGCTTGCAAAGACGCTGGAATATCATACCAGGGCATTGATTTTAGTTCGTATGCTATCAATCACAGCCGGAAGAAATTACCTGAATTTACTTTTGAGGTTGCCGATATTTTAGAATACGAATATCCTGAAGCAGAGGCGTTCGTTTGTCAAGAGGTTTTAGAACACATTACCCAAGATTTGCACCTCTTCGCAAGGTTACCCCGTAAGCCGTTTTTGTTTACTGTACCCAACCACGACAGCCGTGGCCACGTCCGCTTTTTCTCATCCGTTCAAGAAGTAGAGGAACGATACTCTCCGTTTCTCGATGATCTACAGGTAGAACAAATAACCCCGAACCACTTTCTCGGGTTTGGAATTGTGAGTAAGGAACAACGCAAAGAAACCGTTATATAAAAAAATCCTCGAAGATGACACTTAAAGAACGCATCTCCGAACTCTTTGATAAGTACTCTGTTGAGCTATCGGTCGAAGAGAATGCGGAGGTAAAATTTGCAGTTGCTACGCTG